GGATCGTCGGCTTCGCTTGGCGGCCCGACATGACGGTCGCACCCATCACCGGCTCGACCTCTCCGTACATCGCTTTCCGCAACACGGACGGCGAACAACTCCGCATCGAGATGTTCGACGCCTCGCCTGCGAGCGCGAAGCCTCAAGGCGTCTACATCGGCTGGCGCATCATGCGCGGCGCGACGGAGATCGCTTCGTCCGTGGACAAGTTCGACGCCTACTCGGTCGGCTCCACGCAGAAGTGGATTCACTTCGAGTTCAAGGTCACGATCGACAACGCTGCGGGCTCTGTCGCAGGGCGTTACAAGAGCCTCACCGACCACGCCTCGAACGGGGGCGCGTACACCACGATGACCTGGGACGCCTCCGTCACCAGCGTGGACACGCAGAACCAGACCTCGACCGGGGCTGACTCGTTCGTGCTGTCGTTCGCCTCTGGCACGCTCAACCGCTACACCTCGTTCGACGACCTGTACGTCTGCGACTCGACTGGCTCGAAGAACAACGACTACCTGGGCTCGTGCATCATCACGCCGCACCACATCACCACCACCAGCGGTGGTGACGGTGACACGGTGGACTGGACGCTCGCCACGGCGGTCTCGACCGAGGATGCGTGGCAGGAGCCTCCGACCGCCGTGGAGAACGACGACCGGCTCACGTCCGACACGACGGGCCAGATCCACCTCGCCGCGTTCGACAACCTGGACCTGATCGACGACGCCAACATCGTCGGCGTGCGCTACGACCTGCACGGTCGCATGGAGACCTCGGGCACGCTCGGGATCGGCTTCATGTGGCGCAAGACGACCGCGACCGCCGCGCAGACCGAGTTCGGCACCGCGCTGTCCGTGTCGAGCACGACGATGGAGGCTGCCACGGTCATCGCCGAGGACGACCCGAACACGCTGACGGACTGGACGTACACGGACGTGAACACGCTCCAACTGGGCGCGAAGAACAACGGCTAGTAGGAGCACGGAGGCATGGTAGAAGTCAGAGCATCGCGCGTGGTAGCCGAAGTCCTCGGAGACGAGGGCACGGTCCAAGCCGTCAACCGCGTGGACGCGCACGTCCTCGCGCTTGGCGACTCCACGGCCCAGGTCAACGTCTCCCGCGTGGTGGCCGAAGTCCTGGCTACGGAGCCTCTGATCCCTGCCACCTCCCGCGTGGACGCCTCGGTGCTCGCTCTGGGCGACGCCCCTGCCCAGGTCAACGTCTCCCGCATCGTGGCCGAGGTGTTGGCCGGGCCTGACGCCGCTTCCGCTACCTCCCGCGTGGACGCCTCTGTGCTCGCGCTGGGGGACGGGCCTGCCCAGGTCAACGTCACCCGCATCGTGGCCGAGTGCCTCGCGCGCCAGGGCTCTGCCGGGCCGGTCACGCCGCTCGCGCTCGCGGACGACGCTCACATCTTCCTGCACAACTGGGCCACGAAGGCGCGGATGACGACCTCGTTCCGCACCGACGTGACTGCTTCGCCCGACTCTGGCGCGGAGTCCCGCAGGGGCCTGAACGTCAAGCCGTTCCGCACGATGGACCTGGAGTGGACCATCTGCGACTCCCAGACCGTCACCGGGGTCAACTCGCTGGAGGATCTGGAGCGCCTGGAGGTCTTCCTGCGCCGCATGACGGATCAGCGCTTCCAGGTCCCGATCTACATGGACCAGCAAGAGCTGGCTCAAGGGCACCTCGCCGCCGAGGACACGATCCTCGTCAAGACCGACGAGGGCCGGTTCTTCCCGGGAGCGCGGGTCGCGATCGTGCAGCTCGACTTCTGCCACCAGCCGGTCAGCTTCACGTTCCACACGATCGCCGACATGACGAACGCCCAGCTCACGTTCGACGCCACGCTCGGCGTGGACGTGGCAGCGGGCTCGTACGTCTTCCCGATCATGGACTGCGAGGTCGCGCTGGAGGTCTCCGCGCTCTACGAGACCGCCCGCGTCCCCTCGGTGAAGCTCACGGTCAGCGAAGCGCCCGGCGCGTCGCAGCTCCCGCCCCTCAAGTCGGACGTGCCCTCGGGCGCGGAGGTCTTCGAGGACCGCCCCATCTGGTTCGAGGAGCCCGACTGGACCCGAGGCATCACCAAGGGGCGCTCCCGCCAGGGCACGCGCAGCTCCGAAGGCCGCGCCGACTTCGTGAGCGTCGAGGGCGACCGCTCCCGGCAGACGCACCGCTTCGAGATCAACGGCACGCGCGAGACCATGTGGCAAGCGCTGGAGTTCTTCGAGACCCGCCGTGGTCGCCTGCGCTCCTTCTGGCACGTCGATCAGGACCAGTATTTCGATCTGGTCGCCATCGACGCGGGCGGGGCGAGCGTTGGCATCTCCGAGAACACGCTGGACCTTGCCGACACGCAGGAGGAGTTCGACTACATCGGCCTCGTCATGGCGGACGGCACGGTCTACGTCCGCGAGGTGTCCAGCATCCTCGCCATCCTGACCGTCTACAACGTCTCGCTCGTCACGAACCTGCCCGCAGGGCTGCTGATCGGCGACGTACACCGCGTCGCGCGGGCGCGGCTCACGCGCTTCGCCAAGGACGAGTTCGTCGAGGAGTGGGAGCACACCGGCTACATGCGCGCGGGCATCAACCTCATCGAGGTCTTGAACGAGACCGACTACACCATCTAGGAGGCAACCAATGGTGAAAGCATACGCACGACCGGAGAAGGAGGGGTTCGTCATCGTGACGTTCTTCTACGGAACCGATCTCGGCACCCAGACCAAGTACACCGACTGGGATCAACCCTTCCTGGGCGCGGCCAGCGAGCCGCGCATGTCGCTGTCGATCCCGGAGAACACGGGCACGTTCGACAAGCGCGAGCTGCGGATCGTCCTGCCCATCGACATCTTCACCAACCGCGTGTCTAGCGGCGTGCCGTTCTCGCCGATGTACGTCCAGGTCGAGGAGCTGACGCAGGGCCTCTTCACCGGGGACCAGTCCTCGCAGAAGATCCTCTACTCGGGCCGCGTGATCCGCACGACCCGGAACTACCAGGGCATGAACAACAAGGTCGGCTTCTTCTGCCTGCCGATCAAGTCGCGCATCGACATCTCGATGGGCCTGCCCTGCAACCACCACTGTGCCTGGACCCTGTTCAAGGGCGGGTGCGGCGTCACGCCGGTCAGCGTCGCGGGCGAGATCGACTCCCAGGACGGCACGGAGATCACCGTGACTTCGGCTGGCGTCACCACGCCCGGCGGCACCGACGCGCGCTACTGGAAGCGCGGGTACTGCGAGAAGGACGGGCTTCGCATCTCCATCCGCGACTACGACGGCGCGACCGACACGACCAAGCTCTACATGGCCCGCCCGGTGCCGAGCGACTGGATCGGCGGCTCGGGCGACATCACGTTCGTGCCCGGCTGCGACAAGACCGTGGAGACCTGCCGCGCCCGCTGGTCCGGCGAGGAGTTCTTCATGGGCCTCGGCTACGCCATCCCCGCCTACTCCCCGAACTTCGAGACGCCCTCATGAGCACGCGCATCTACGCACCGCGCCTCGTGTGGACCCGGGGCAAGATCGGCGACGTGGCGCTCGACGCGCTCGATCGCTGCCTGTACGCTTGGCACGGCACGCCCTACGAGTCCGGCCAGAGCTTCATCCAGCGCGGCGCTGACTGCACGGGCGCTGTCTTCGGGGTCATCGACACCATCGACGGGCGGGCGCGGATGCAGCCCGCTGGGTTCCCGCACGACGGCTCCCTGCACGACCGCGCGGGCGCGATCCGCACCGTGCGCGAGATCGTGCGCCGCTACTCGCCCTGCCACAAGCTCGAAGCTGCCGAGGACCGCATGTTCTACGTCGAGCCAGGCGACATCGTGGTGACTGGGATGCCCGGAGGCGGGCCGGGCCACGTCGAGATCGTCGGCGCGCGTCCCAACGAACTGTGGCACGCACAACCGGCCCCTGGGTTCCACCAAGGCGGCTGGTCTTTCCTTGAACAACAGATTCTCTACGCGATCTACCGGATCGACGACAAGCACCGTTGGGGGCAACAATGCAGCAAGTAGCACAATGGTTCTGGCGTCGAGTAGACGACGTGGCCTACAACTGGAACTGTGACCGCAAGAGCTTCTGGCTCAAGGTCGCTCTCGGCGTCAACGTCCTCGTGGCGGGCGCGATCCTACAGTTTGGCGAGCCCTTTGGGCCTAGCCCCGTGCCTGAGCCCGACGCTCCCCAACACGCTTGGGTTCAACTGGCATGGCTCGTCATCTCCATCGGGCTGTCGCTCCTCGCTGGGCAGATGCTCGCGAAGAAGTCCGACTCCCCGATCGCGACCGACAAGCCGACCACGCTGTCGGTGCGCGGCTCGTTCACGCCCTGGCACGTCGGCATCCGCCGGGTCGGCCCGGTCTTCTGCTGGGCAGGCGACCGCGAGATCCGCAAGG